GACACCCAAGCGCATACCCCATGACTTCAATGAGTGTGCTCCTCGCATAAACGTAGGGAGCTTAGCCTCTTGCCAGTCTTCACGTTTACGGTCCGGGTGGTTGAGTCTACCCAAGACCATTGTGTCAATGATAGTTGGATGCTCGAAGCCATACAGTTTACGTAGTGCCGGAAGGTCGAACCCGATGCCATTGTGTGCGACCAAACAGTCAGCCCTAGATAATCGCTCTAATGCTTCATTAATATTATTACACTCACCGTTGTTGAGATAGCGGTGGGTCCCTTCGTTGTCCATGATGACAATACAATGCACAACCTCTAGTCCCTCTAGGGTGTTCCAGTTGCCGATTGCGTTGGTCTCTATGTCAAATACTGCAGTGTTCATCATTTAAAATGGGTTAGTGGTGTCCATGACGTGGGTTTCAGTGAGCCTCGCTGTGTCCTTGTCGTAAGCCAACGAACACGCCACGCCTGTCTCCCCGCTAAAACGGTTCTTAAGGACCCTCACGGTTGTCTTGTTGCGGTCCTCTGGGTCTTCGGCTTGCTGCGACCTTTCGAGCCCTATTACCATGTCTGACAGTTGAGCTATGGCTTGGGAGCCCCTAAGGTCCGCCAGACTAACTGCTCGCCCTTCTTCGTGCCCTCGACCTTCAGGACGTTTAAGGTGACTCACAAGGACCATCGCAACCTTGGTCTCTTCGACGAGAGAGCGCAGGGCGGTCATTGTGTTGTCTATGAGCCTCCGCTCGTTGCCATCCCCGATGCCTGAAACAACAATACTGATGTGATCTAACACGACGAAATCAACGTCGTAGGTTTTGATCATGAAGCGAATCCGGTTGAGCAGACTGTCCGACGCCAGGCTACCAAAGTGATCATAAACGTAAAAACGACCGGAGCCTACTGTCGCGTCAAAGGCCTCCTTGAAGGCGTCGTCACGTTCAAACGGTTCCAAGTGCAAACACTTGCCCATCTCTAGACCTATGATACTCAAGGCTGTCTTCTCGACCGACTCTTCGAGCGCGATGTAGCCAATGCGCTTGTCTGTGGTTTTCATCAGGTGGTGTGTAATCACTCGGCATATCTGGGACTTGCCGATCCCACTACCCGCACAGAGCGTCACGATCTCAGATTGCCGAAGACCATGCGTGATCCTGTTGAGTCCGGCGAAAGGATACTCAAGGGCCTCGACGTTCTGGTGCTCAGCGATTTTCTCGTAGAGCTCAGCGCCAGACAAGATGTCATCAGGGCGCCATACTTTAGCGCTGAAGATCGCACTGATAATCGCAGACTTTTTACCGGAAGTCAGACACTCGTTGGCGTCTTTGTGTGGTAGGTGGGCAACCTTACACTTACCCGCAGGTAACATATGGGCTACCTCCTCGACGGCGTTGCGCCCACTCTCGTCCATGTCGAACATCAAGATCACCTCTTGGAAACCAGAGAGCCAGTCAAAGTGTTTCTTGAACATCGACTTGGCAGACTGTGCGCCAGCGCCAAGGCTCACCACAGGGAACTCACCGCCCTGGGCCACGGCCACAGACATCGCGTCGATTTCTCCTTCGGTTACAACAAGCTTAAAGCCTGGCACTGGGTTAGCCCACAGGTGCTGCCCAAAGAAGTGGTCGGGCTTTCCGGCGCATCGAAAGTCTTTCCCTGCGAAGCGATACTTCTGGGCGATCTTCTGGCCCGGCAGGTCGTAGTAGTTTGCGATGTGACAAGGCTTACCGTTAAGGTGGCCTACTTGGTATCTGAAACGACGGCAGGTAGCCTCGTCGATACCCCTAGACTCTAACGCAGTGTATTCCCCGTCGATAAAGTCATTATTATTATTATTTATTATATTTTCCATTGGTCTCGGGGTTCCATTCCCGGCACGAAAAACTCCACAAGCGTAACACTTAGTGGAGTCATCAGTATTTATTGTTAATGCGTCGCTGCTGCCACAATCCGGGCAGGGCTGATGCGTTAAGGCGGCGGTAAGTTGATCCATTCGTTTGGTATCTTGCTCTTTGCGTCACACCACTCAAAGCCATTGTCGTTACACCACTGACCATAGGTCGTGCTACTGTTCTTGTTGAGCGTCGTGTTAGCATTCTGGAATACAAAACGAACATCTGCTTCAGGATTTTGTTCACGAACAAGTAAATGCTTGGTGCGGTCTGAGGGCTCAAAGTAACCCTTGACTTCTAACATGATGCCATTGGGCAACACGAAGTCAGGCGTGTAAGTCTGCGGCCTCAGATACTTGAGCTTTTGGCTCTCGTAAGAGTAGTTGACCCCAGCCCCTTCAAGGGCCGAGGCCACACGCTTTTCTAGTCTAGAACGAAAAATCCCCGTTCTCTTTGCCCTGTGTCTCCTCATCGTGTAGTTCTGTGGTGAAATCCTCACCGCCATCGAACCCGCCCTCGACTGAACCGAAGATCGAATCTTTAGATCCGTATTCAATTAGCTCAATAATCTGGACAGATCGTAAGCGAAGGCTCACCCCAAACTTACCACTGACGACCCAAACATGAGGCTCTAGTGCTAACTTGATGCGAGACCCAGTGCCAACCTGTGGCATCTTTATCTTTTTACCAGTGGCGTTGTAGCAGGCTACATTAAAATTAATAACACCTTTGTCACGGGTTTGACGCTGGGCAACCTGCTTGGCCATAATGTAAAAACCCTCGTCGCTTTGTCTAAACGGTGTCGAGGCGTCTTTGTTGAGTTTACCTTTGGCCTTATCCGACGCTTTGGCATACTCAGCGTTATACAGTTCGTCGTAGTCGCTTTTCATAGCGTTCCACTCTGCTTCAGTCAGCACCAGTCTCACCTGGTAAACACCGCCAGTGTTAAACTTGTAGTCTGGCTCATGGAGATGCGGGTATAGTGCTTCTCCTTCGGGTGTTACGATTAGTTTATTACTCATTGTCTTTTTCTTTCTAGTTTTGTTTTAGTTTTTATGCAAAGAAGTATGTTGACTCCTTAATTTGTTTGATCTCAGCGTCACCAAACTCTGGCGGCACTGGGAAATCTAACTCTGGGTGTTGTTCCTGAAGCTGACTTCGCCATTCAGTTAATAGGTCCCGCGAAAAGAAGTCAACAAAAACTTCTCTTAAAGTTGAAGAAAGTTGGTCACACTTGTTTGCGTGGGTGCCATAGCTGTCATGGATAAACGAAAAATCGTAGATTCCGTGCTCTTTGTTACACCTCACGACAGTCTCGTGGAGCGCTGCAGCGTCTAGGCTGTGGACAACGTTAGGACTTGCACCATTGACCATGCGGCGCCTACTGATTATCTCATCGTCGTCCTCGCGGAACTTAACGCACGTCGCCTTACCACTAATATATGTATTTACCTGCTGGTTGTGGACCTTGTAGTATTCTTGGTGGACCGGGAAGCCTGTCGGTGACACCCAGGACAACGCTTTGTTTTCGTCGGCGATGAGCTTAGCGCACGCCTGGAACCAGTCCATGCACTGCTTAGGCTTCTCTAAGACCGACTCAATGCCATTCCAGACATGCGTGGCTAACAGTTGGATCGCTTGGTATCTCACGTCGTCACTGAAAGGCTTCTCTCGTTTCTTCCCGTGGATCTGTTCGTCATACCATTCATTAATATATGCACGATTAGAATACGGAGTGAGCCCATAAGAATAACACATGACCGGCCTCTTGCAGGTGCGCCTATCGATCCCAAAGGACACCCAGGCTTTCGCTAGGTCACTCCCGTCGGCCTTGAGTGACGCCAAGGCATTCTCAGCGACAACACCATAGATGTCCTCTGGGCTGTCTGTCGGTAAAACATTAGTGGCCTTCATGCCATACGGATCACGAGTTAACATCGAGAGAATCTGTAGGCCATTGTTAGAGGCATCGAGGTTCACAGGTAGCGTCGAGTTAACTTTACCGTGGGTCTTGTATTCGGCCCACTCGAAGCACCACGACAAGAAAACCCAAGGCTTGTCGGCTTTGGTCCAGGTGAGGTCTTGGCGTGGGTCCCTGGCGATGCGCAGGGCTCGCTCGGTGAACTTCTGGGCCCAGTGCCAACGCTCGGCCAACGTGACCTTGTCGTTACCCCAGGCGTTTGCCCCGGCAACGGCGAGCCACTTGGCATCATTGTCGTTGGCCACTCGCTCACTCCGGGCAAACTGCAGTAACCCACGGCACAGGTCGTTCCCCATGACACTCAAAGACGATGATATATTATATACTCTACCCCGAAAGTCACAGTGACTCGGATAGAAAAACCGAGAGGCACTGAGCTTCTCGGCTGTGTAAATAATCTTACTGGTGAGCAGGCGTTTGGACTTAGTGCTAGCATTGCGTGAGTAGATCCCAGCGGCCATACGGCGCCACTTCCGGTTTACCTCTTCGTTGTCGTGGAAGTCATTAGGAACGTCAGGGATCACCTCGTCTTCTTTGGACGGC